GGGCATCAAGATCACCGTGGCTTGCTGCATCAGTTCTCGCGACATCGCGGCATTCTTCGCAATCGCTAGAGCTAGCTTTGAAGCCAGCATCGCGGCAGCCGCTTGGTAAAACATCATGTCCCAGAGATCGGGATTCTCCACATCTTTCAGATATTCGATGAACACCGGCGTATCGTTGCTGAGCAAGTTGCGCCCGAGAATCTTATAGCGTCCCGAATACGGATAGAGTTGCAGATTGACGCCATCAAAGGACGGGGCCACCAGGGAGTACACCCCCTCTCCATTGAATGTCGTGACTTTCAACAAATCCGTTGGAAGCGCATAGGAGAACGCGAATTCAAAAAGCGGCGCTCCTGTATTCAACGCCAACTGAGCTTGATCCGTCGCAAAATTCCAGTGATGAGATCGGATCAGGCTCCGTCGCATAGGGGGCCAGAACATGCCGCAGTAGTCCGCATTCAAAGATCCGTCATCAATGGCCGTGATTCGTGTCGCGCCAATCTGCCCGAGCGCATCGTTGAGAAAATCGGTCTGGTCGGCCATTACACAATCCTCACTTTCACGCGCGGCGTTTCTCCCGCCGCTTCACGTACCGGAACCACGTTCGCGGGACCCACTTGCACCCGACAAGGCACTACGCCTGGAATGTCAATGACCACTGTTTCAACAGGCACGACATTGGGCCGAACGCCCACCACATAGCGAATTGGGACAAAATTATCAATCCCTGGTCCTTGGGGAGCGTTGCCGTCCATGCCACTAAAGAACGCGAATCCGGCCCCTGGCGCGTTGAGCACAACACTCACTGCTGCTCCTGAGACAAACACCGCTGTCCCCACGCCAGACGCATTCAACGGGACTGACGTGGGCATGCTTCCAATAAACGCTGCTGCACCAATGCCTACCGCATTGAGATCCGCGTTGGCTGGCCCACCTTGGCCGTCAAGGGCTACTACTGTAAATGTGCCCACGCCTATTGATGCTAGTACCACTCCCGCCACAGCACTTGAGACGAATGACGCCGCGCCGACGCCCGTTGAGCCTAGAGCAGACGTGAATGAATTGCTTCCAACAAACGATCCAACCGCCGCGCCAACTGAATTAAGATCCGCATTAACGACAGTGGTCCCACCACTGTCGGAACTACCAATCCATGCCTCGCCAACAAATGATAGCGAGGACCCAATGACGAGTCCGGGCATTTAATCCAATCCTGAGCGTCGAATTAAGTCCGAAATAATGGTGGCTAACAATCCAAGTTGTTCAACAGTTGTTTTTAGAATAACGTCCTTTTCATCAGCGTTTGGAATCTTGAGATTCCACGCATTCACAATGGTTTCTGTATTCACCGCCAACTGCCGTAACTTATCGACTGACCCTTTTATATGAGAATCCTCAGTGGAGATTCCAAACTGAGGGTTGGGGTCGTAAGAGTCCAATACCGCTTGAATCGCCGGATCATGGGAAGCTTGTAAATCTGCATGTTCAACAGTGACAGATTTCCCGCTCCCATATGCCTGCACTTTAATAAGGCCCGTCGCTTCTTCGATCAAGGGGGACAATTCGTTGCGATCCCAATCAGAAAATAGCACGGAATAATTGCGCTTGGCCATTACAGTATCTCCAGGCTAATTGATTCCATGACAATTTCAACGCTCGCACTGTTGACGCTCATTGTCATTTGTATAAGCAATGTACGATCCGCGGCATCACAATCCACGGCTGCATTTCCATAAATCGGAGTTGAAGGATGGCTTGCAACTCCCAAATCTCCAGCAACGCCAGATGATGGAGTTGTTCGAGTCGTCGAGTGCCAGTTGACTGTCCCTACAATTTGCTGTGATGTAGACGAAGCCGCCTTAATGTCAAAATCCATGAACCAGGCTCCGCGTACTGCCGAAGCGCCTTGACCTAATGAAGGATCAGCAAACATTGCAGTACCACCAAACGAAATACTAGGAGTAAAGATCGGATTACCACTATTAGAAAGGAAATTGCCCCCCATACGGCATCGAAGTGTTCGTCCCGCGAGGAACAAACCATCCGGAATGATAATCGAGAATAGTGTTTGGATTGAGGATGTTGTATTGAATGTGACGGCAGTACTTTGCTTGACCAAGGACATATACGAGCGAACCACTCGCATATCCGTGATCTGTCCAGCGCCAATTGTGGCATCAAGCGCCGGAACATAGACTGCTGCCATGACTACATCATTAGCCGAACGAGCGGGAGGCTTCGGAGCCGCTGCTGCGGTGCCCGCACGCACGGCCCAGGCGCCCGAGGAATTGATAACGACTAGATCAATGCGTGGATTTGTGGCATCCGCCGCAGTAATAGTAATTGTCGTCGAAGCGGCGGTGGCCTGGAGCACGCCATTGCTCAACGTTGCGGCTTTTGCACCATTCAGCGTAAGCAGTGTATTTGGAGTGACCACTCCGCCCGAGAGTACGCAGTCCAGTCCGCTCATTCCAGCGACAAGCACATCTAAGTATTCTTGAAACAGAATACTTTGAATGTCGTTGTCGCCCTCACCTTTGTCCGGAACAGTCCAAGACAACTTAATCCTCGGTAATTGTGCTAGTAGTCTTAATTGTCGGAATCACGCCAACAGCCATCGTGATGTTAGGAGTGAGCGCTCCGGAATACAGAATCTTGCTCGCACCAGATGCGGCCACACCAATCGAGGCATGCGTAACGGGTCCACCAGGGGAGGCCGTACAATTTCCGAATACAACGTCCGCGACAGGACTCACACTGCCCGAGGCCACTGCCCATCCACCCGAATTGCGATTGACTGGGACGCGTGCATAGCCCGTGTAGGCTACTTCACTGGTGGTCTGATCTCCCGCGTCACCAGGGTCGGCGGTGTGGAGCGCCACAAATAGCTGCGTCAAGGGACTCGATGTCGCATTGATCGCGAGGTTCGCGATTGTGGTGGCGTTGAAGATGAGTGCGAGAATATCATTCTCGAACGTATTGCTCTTACTCATAGCTAAACCTCACTCAAATGACGGGATAGTGCCGTTAAATTACTTCTGATCTGGTCTCTATGAGTGTTGAGTGACTGAATCTCCGCTTCAATCTCCTGCTTGCGCGTCGCGGCCTTGGCTTCCACGTCCTTCAAGGAGCCATGCGCAGCCATGACGAAATCGCGTACCTTCTTGAGTTCTTCATTCAATGATTCAAGTTCTTTTTCCATAGTAGTTTGGCGCTCGGCCACATCTGCGTCTACCTTGGCGCGTCCCTCTGACAGTTTCTTCTTCAAACTATCAACCTCTGAGAGTAGCTGATCCCGTGCTGTCGTAAGTGCTGGAATTTCCTTCTTGGCTTCCGTATACAGCGTAATGACTTCGCCCGCCTGGTGCCGAGCCACAGAAAACTGGTCCCATAGAGACCGAAGTGTCTGCTCTTCGGTATCCATCTTCTTGAGGAGCGAGAGCACTTGTTCGTGAGTCAGCTTCGCGGGTTCCGCCATGGAGTCTCCCTTACTGTGAGGTAAAGCCGCTGATTTGGATAGTGGTAGTATTCGTCGCGACTCCTAAGACGCAAATCGCGTGATTCACCGTCAACTGCATTGGTGTGAGCCAATCCTTCACCATTGGACCGATGCCATTTCCAGGGGCCACCCACTTCGTACTGGTATTCACAGATGGATAAACGGCTGTCGTATTTGTGCCACATGCAGTGCCAGTTCCGCTCTGAATCTGAAATGCAGCGGCTGTCGCTGTTACTGATTGTGCCGTCATACTGGTAATGTTGTATTTAATGCCAACTGCGGGAACGGGCATGCACTCAACAAGGGCCGCTGCAACCGCTGTCAAGGAACAAGAAAAGTTCTGTGAGGCTTGTCCTTGACGACTGTACAACTGTGCATTGGCCGGTGAACATATGGCCAGCAGTGCAATGATGCCAAATAGCAGACTACGCCGTCGCATCGTCAGTAATCTCCACCCATGCGCTCGGAGCGGGAGGGGCATCGTCGAGCGTTGCGGCGGCCATTTCACGCTGCACGCGCACACAAATCTTGCCGCCCGTCGTGGCTCGCGCAGCATGCGCCACAATCCACGTTCCATCGGCCATCTTCGCCTTTGCTCTCACTTCTGCTGCTGCGAACGTCGCAAAGTCTGCCATTATGGAACCACCACGGGGACTGCTTCAACGGCCAACATAACATCCCTTAGTTCCTCAACAGCCGTTTTAAGTCCTGGAAAATCAGTGTTTGAATCGAGCATCGCACGAATAGACTGTGCTCGATTTGCCCCATTTTTCACAGTGATGTACGTTGCTGCGGCCCAGTCGTCGATTTCGGCCATTTAAAACCCCCCAAATAATTCTTGAGTAAAACCGCTCATAGAAATCACTTTCTCTCTCAACTCAGGCACTCGATGCACTTCAAGGACCAATTGGTCTTGAATGGCCTTATCTGCCGCACTATCTGTGCCGCCATAACCCTGTATTTTGGCCTCACGTTCGAAGAATCGCCTTGCCGGAGCCCCCGGACACCCACATAATACGATCAGTCCCGCACCCATGAGATGAGCGACCTGCATTGCGAAGTACCCCGACAAGGCGAGAAGGGGACACAGACCCTCCCAGTTGTAATCAACATCTCCTTCGATGGAATGGTACTTGGTGGCTTCCAACTCATGCAACGTGAGCCACCGTACCGATTTCCATGTCAACAAATTCGTGGCATGCAGGGAAATCCAGTGATCGAGGCGAGGGAGGTACATACCAACATCATTGACGCCAAAGATCACTGGATTTTCGAGTTGCTGCTCTGCTTCATGAAGCTCGTCAAAAACACCCCAGGCATTGCCACATACAATCGCTGGACGGCCCTTGAGTGACCCAAGAATCGGCTCGACATTGCCGCATCCTGAGTACCCTTCGTGCTGCCACGTACTGCCGTATGTGCCCATGCCGAGGGTGTTAATGACGCGCCCCATTTAATACCCCGGAATGATCGTAAACGCGCCCTTGACCACACCAGAAATCGGCGTAGTGGTCAACAGCGTACAAAAGACAATGGTGTCCGCAGTCGGTGTATAGCCCTGCCCTGTTCCCAGGAGGCCAAGCGGCTGTAGTGCGGCCAAAGTGCCCGATGCGTAACGGTCAGCGTCACCAGAGTCGCCAAACTGCGCGACGGTCGTAGCAATACCCGCGAACGATGCCGCAGTGAAGTTCACGACACGACAATTGGCCGGAAGCACGCACAGATTGTAAATGTCTCCCGCCGCAAACACCGAAATCGTGGTGAATTCAAACGGAATGACCTGTGACGGCGACTGCAATTTCCGATTGTCCTGCAACTGCTTGAGTAGCTGTGAAGCATAGAGAACAGAGTCCCGTGTCGTCGCCATAACTAGTTCTCCAACGCGTCAACCTGCACGACGCCCCCTTCCCATACGCGCACCGCTGCCTGCATCATCAGCGAACGCACCTGGATTGAGTTGTTGAGATCGGCTCGCTCATTCACATTGGTCTGAATGTCGCGACCCTTGGAGAGTCCGATACAGCCACGGTGCCATGCGATACACGTGCGCGTGGTTGAAGCCAGGTTCAACATCCGACCGAGCGCCGTGCTGCCGTCCGTGTCTACCACGTCGGCAATTTCGATCCAATTGAACCCTTCCCAGGACACCCCATTGATCGTACCGCGATCATGGATCTGATTCTTGGTGAAATCGCTGCTGCTCGCCTGTGTAATGGCGAGAATATCGCGCAACTGGCCAGGGCTGTAGAGCATGATGCGCTGGCCGGCGCCGTTTGGTGCGCCCGCCTTGCTCAATAGCTCATTCGCGTTGATGACGCGTGCCAAGTCCATCGCCGTCGCGCCACCAATCTTCCGGGCCGAGGGCAACACCTGTGTACCGTAGGTGATGACGCCTGAGCCCGTGGTGACTGCCGCCGTCGTGGCCGTGCCCGTGAGCGCATCGATGATATGCTTATCCGCGCGACGGCCCATGGCGGCGACAATCGTCATGGTATAGCCGTTTTGCGGATCGATCATGCTGCGAAGGGTGTTCTCGTCACTGACGAGCACTGCTGCATCCGAGGAAATCAGCGTGACCGCGCGACGGCTATGCGCGGGATTCAGAATCCGCGTCGCGCCAAACGGGGAAATGACATCGTTGGCGATGACGTTACCCAAGCGGTCGTGGTGATCGATAGCCGCTTGAATGTTCGTGTGAACCATGCCCGGCTCCAAGAGGCCCGTAAGCAGTGATCCCATTTGCTGATATGTGAGATGCAACTGATCGTGAAATCTATACATCCAAGTTTGATCTACCGTGATGGACATTTACCGTATGTTTCCTTTTTCCTCCTTCACCATGTATTGCGTGACGGCGGGGCTTCCCACTCCGTAGCGGACCCCCCTCGGCACTTTGGCCGTCGTCACCGGACCTGTCTCCAGGCTCCCCGTAGTTGCTATTTCTGTGTTACTTCTGCTCTTTCAACCGACGCTGCACACGGTCAATAACTTCCGCGGGCATGCCCACAACGCGCATGATCTTCTCTTTCGGTTCACCCTGCTTGGTCATGTTCTCGATCGCCGCTTTGATCGTCGGGTGCTCCACATCTACTCCCTGGTATTCGGCCATGCTACTTTCCTTTCTCCGCACCCTTGACGGTGCCCTTATTGATGGACGCGTAGAATACGGACTTACCTTTCTTCGCCCCGTATTCTTCCACCATTTTACTCAAGATCGTTTGGCCCTTTTTCGTAAGAGGCATGACACACTACTTGGGTAGCACCAAGAGCAAAATAGCAATAGATGCCAGTACCACGGAGACCCACATCGGACACCAATCGGGTCTCGCTCCTGCGGCTACCGCTGTGATAAATGCGGCAATGGCCACCATTACCGTTACGGTCATCATGTGATGGTCACCTTTCCCTCGCCGTACACATCTTTATACCACTTTTCAACCTGTTCCATCACGGCGGGATCGCGATTCTGGTATCCTTTATATAGGGGGTTTTGGGGATTCGACATCAGGTCCGCCATCTTGGTTCGAAGCTCCCCGGCATTCGCCATGTTCGACGGCCGCTTGGCATCCGGCATAAATGACGAATCTTGCTGAACCAATGGGGCCAGGCGCATCAGGATCGAAAGGAACTTGGGGTGGTTCCCGAGGCCGAGGTTTTCGAAGAAGGCTAGTTCCTCTGGAGACTTAAAAATCTCGCTCGCCAACCGCCCCGCGTCCGCCCGGAGCACATCGTACTTGTCTCCGAATTCATTCTTGAGTGTCGCAACGGTTTCCTCTGCATTGACCTTCAAGCCCGTCTGTTCCAGGAGCGCGTTCGTCATGCCACCCATCGCCTTGATGTGCAGGTTTATCAAATCCTGCGCTGCACCTTTTGGCACGCCATGCTTGTGCATCGTCGTTTTGAATTCGCCGACGAGTCCATCGTCCCATTTGAAATTCTCTGGCATCGTGGCGGGCTTCTCAATCGCGTAGTCATCGGGCTTGCCAGGAGGAGCCTCCAAGATGCCTGCTTCGATCATCTTGGCTTTGAATGCACTCACATCTTCTGGCTTGTCCTTCGCGGGAATGCGGACACGTGCGCCCACTTCGCGGTGCGCGTCGTAGCCTTGCTTGATGAGAGAGCCGAGATCCTTGGCTTCCTTCACGAAGGGCACGTCGCGCAACGGAATCACTTTTCCGTCCTGTTCGACGGTGAGAGTACTAGGAAGCGTAGTTTCGTCGAAGTCCATTGTCCATCTCCACAGTGAAGCGCGATTTGCGCGGGTTTTCAATTGAGTCGAGAATTTCGAGCATTTCGTGGACCACGCTGCGTCGCCCCGCGTGCTGTGCCGCCGCAATCGGGTCAGTCCCTTCGTAGATCGTGCAGTATACGTTATCCATCAAGTGCGCCATGACCCGTTGCCCACTTGCTGTGCCAAATGTGATCTGATAGTCCTGCGCGAGTGGCTGGTCATCGCGCCACTTGATGAGCAACCAGTTCTTGATGGCGTCTTTCATGGCCGACCATAGAAAGACAAATCGTAGGGAGGGATAGACGTATAGCGCGGATCGGCTGTTCCTGGCCAAATCATCAACTGTTCCAGGGCCGGGACTTGAATGAACTTCGAGCCCCATGACCGACGTTCTGCTGCATCAATTGGATAGAATGTTTCCGCAATGGCTATTCTATCGATGCCAGATGTACGAAGCAAATTTATCTCTGCTGTTACCGTGGCCAAATCAGCAAGAGGAGCATACGCTCCATCAAAAAATCCTGCAAGGTAAAGAGACATTTCTGCACGATCTGGCAACACAAGACTTTCGCTCGTCATAAATTCGTATACTGCAACGGCAGGAGCCGCAGAATGTCCATAGAGAGATGGAATACTATTTATACCTTGACACAATGTACGAAATCTCGGCCACATTCTAACAAGAAATGTTTCCATTCTAATCGGGGCTAGGGAAACTTCCATATATAGATAGGCCCTAAATGGGTGTAAGCCCGCTGAGCTAAAGAGTCCAAGTACAAGATCCAAAGTATTTTCAATTCCTGTCATTTGCTGTTCTAGTGTTAGTCCACACGGAACAGTGACAGGAGAAAGATCGGCGCATCCGAGCCACCCGAAAGACATTTCCCATCTCATACCTGTTTCTACTACGTCATTTCCAAGATCAACAAGGTTTATTTGCTGTTGTTCAAAAGGAGGAAATCCTATATACCACGCTTCCGGATCGCTAGGACCGCCCCCTACAAACCACATCGGAGTGCGAAGGACTTGTGTCCCTTCCGAGGCCATGAGCGCCAATTGAGACCTTACCAAGTCACGTATCCCCGGAAGATGGTATCGGGACAAATATGTTGTTTCGAGAAAATCCAATCCGGTCATGAAGTAATCTACACCAACAATGGGACTCGCGGGTCCCGGCTCTCCCGGAATACCCGGCGGACCTGGTTCGCCCGATGATCCTGGAGGCCCTGGCGGCCCCATATAACGCCGTGGGTTGGTAAGACTAAATTGATTTTTTCGAGTCAAATGAATAATAGGAAACGTCATGCCGCTTGTCCCGCTTGCGTCTTTTCGCTCAGTGCTTTCACAAGTGGCGCAACTTGTCCTGCCGCTTGCGCGCCCGCGCCGATTTGCTCCATCTGCTGTTGCGCCTGGTCCTGCTTGAAGCGCTCCTTGCGCAACGCGTCCACTTGCGCTTGGCTCCGGGTCCACTTCGCGGGAAGTCCGCGCACCATGGCGAGGCCGAGTGCGGACTTGTCCGGATCAATCCAGTCCAGCATCTCAGGCTTGAGTTGCGCCATCGGAGATACGTCGTTCATCCACATCAAGAACGTCTCTGCATCTCCTGACTTCTGCGCGAGACTGATCGGATTCACGAATTGAATGTCCAGGTCCCCGCCAAACTGCGCCATCTCGGGCGGGGGTGGCGAGAACACTTTCGCGTGGTACAGGAGATCCCAGAACACGTCCACGATCTTGTACAAAAACTCGTACTCCATCGGGCCATACACGGGGCCGATGATGCGAAACAGAAGCTCCATCTTCTTCGCAAACTCCAGCGCGGTCATTTCTGACTTGTGCGTTTCCAGGAGTTGGCGAATCGTGTCCACAAAGAAGATTTCTCGGATCGTGCGTCGTAGTTCCTCTTCCTTGATGTTGGAGACTTCGGGATGCGAGCCCGTTTGCCAGGGCATAATCACATCGCGTAGCGGTTGCCCGTGCGTGTTAATCCTGGAAGGTCCGCCGGGGGTCAACTTCAAGGTGCCAATCACACTGTCGTTGCGCATCATGACGGGAGGTCGGATCTTCAATGCCCAATCTTCCAGGCCCATCCGCTTCGCCGTATTGAGCGTAGACGCATCGGGGAAGGCAATATCGCCCCGTCCCCGTCCATATACTTCGTTGGGCGTCTTTTGATACCTTGGCACAGCGGCCGGAAAAACACGATACCCACTTTCTTTCAACACCGTTTTCGATTCGTGCTCGATCCAGCAACTCTGCCATGGCATCTCCGTGGCCTTGCGTCCGTACCCCTGCTCTGCGGTGGGACGCGGCTGGATGAAATGCACGATCTTGATTGGCTTGTCCGGTTGCTTTGCTGCGGCGGTTTTCGTGGATTCCGATGCGCTGTCCGGGTACATCGCGGCCACGACGCGAGCGGACATTTCAAATTCATAGCCCACCGTGTCTACCAGGCCGTCTGCCCCCTCGGCAATCACGTAGCGTCCAATGCGTGTCGCGTGAATGTAAAATCCACGGAACCCCTGAATCGTACGATTCGTGGGCTGTGGCGCTTCTTCCGCCATGAGGAATCCCGTTCCGAAGCCGCAGTAATCGAGCAGCGTCTCCGGGGCTTCTGCGTAGAACTTCCCCGGATTCAACCAGTTCAACAGTCGATCCGTACACTCTTCATTCCACTCGCGAATCGCGTCCATCTCATTCGCGGCGTCGTCTTTGTGCTTGAGCTTCACCCACCGCTGGCCAGGATTGATGATATGGCCCGCGATGAACATGGCCATCATCTCAGCGGCCTGCATCATCGTCGAGTCGTACACGCCATCGGACTGCTTCTCGCCGCCCAGGTTGCGCGTCGTAATGCCAATGCGACTCGGCGCAATCAGCGGGGCCATTTCTTCCCACCGCCAATCGAAGTTGCGGCGGTCAATCTTCATTTGATCGTAGCGCGCGACAATCTTGTGGCCGTCAGCGGGCATTGGTATGCACCATTTTCTCACCGAAGCGGCACGCGGAGCCACACGAGCACTCCAAATGCTGATCGTCGATATGAATGGTATGCGTGCTTGGGGTGCGTGTGCCATCCAACGAGGATTGAATGATCTTCAATCGCGCGTCGAAGTCCAGGTCGTTTTCCACTAGCTCCCCAATGTCGTTTGCAATGCTTTACTGTCTTGTGGCAGAGATTGACTCAGCAGCGTGGAACGGAATCCGCGTGCGCGGTTGCGCTTGCGGGCCGCTTCGGCCGCCGCTTCTTGAATCGCGGCATCTTCATTCTTCGGGACCGGGGCCGGGAGTTGCGAGGGCTGTGGCACCGGGGCCGCGCTGCCGCCACCGCCGAACATCAGCCGCGCCTCGCCATGACGGCCCGTGGATCGAAATTGGATTCCACTTTGATGTCTCCTTCTTGTTCCAGTCCCGAGAAGCTCAGTCCCTCTTCCCAGCCCACGGCCCCCGTTCGAAGGGCGTCGGCGGGATGACTGTGCTGGTCATGCACATAGTCGCCGCTGTACTCATTGCGATCGGGATCGAACGCGCGCCGATAACTGCGCAGTCCTTCCAGCCCCGACTGCAAGCCCGGACTCGGAACACTGTCACAGTGGTGCGCGTCGAACACAAAGCGACTGAACAGTCGTCGCGTCATGTCGATGCCCGTCTGGAGGGACAAGCGCGGGGCGACGATGGTGTTGCGGCACACGGTCTCCGCGATGAATTCCTCCGTGGACTGTGCCGCCGTGTAGCCCACCACCTTCGCGTCGTGGGGCAGGATCATTTTCGCGAAGAGGTAGGGGGTCTGACGGCACCATTTGACGTAGTGGTCCGCGCCCTGCTTGCGATTGGCGTAGTAGTCGATGAATCGGATCTCCGAGCCGTACACTTGGTAGCACCAAATAGCAGTCGCGTCAGTACGACCAATATCCCACATAGTGCCGACAGGTAGTCCCACGGTGTGAGGGACACGTGTGATGCGGCCATCCTTTCCTGCTTGCTTAACCAGGTCTCCATAGATCGTTCCTTGGAGGAATCCGTCAAAGGAACAGTAGTACTCCTGCTGAATGATTTCTTCCGCCACGCCGCGCGCTCGGAGGGCCGCGATCTGCTCGTCTGTCACGATGCGACTGTGATCCTCGCCGTCCGCGTCGCGTTGGGTATGCTCAATCGTTTTCAAGTCGGTGTACCAGTCAGCGGCAGTCTGGGCGTACTGCCACAGCGTGTAGGCGTGGTTTTTGCCCTTCGGCGTAAAATTAAACGCGGCCCACCCCTTGGACTCCATCATGATCGGCTCGATGATCGTTTCCCACGCCTGCTGATTCTGGTCCGCATACTCGGAGAACACCGCGCCGGCCGCATTCATGCCGCGCATGTTCTCCATGCTGTCTTTGTCCGCGCCCATCACTTGAAAGACGCTGCCCACCTGCTTCGTTCCGCCGCGCCCGTCACTGATCGCTTGCGGACGCTGATGCGGCATCGGGCGCAGCGTCATCTGCATTTCCACTTCGCTCGATTCCATCACCAACTGCGGGGGAATGAACGACCGAAATGGTCGGCCCCCCGAATCGGGTGATGTCTTCGCATCCCAGAGATCGCGCCGGCCCTGGGTTAAGTGTGGAAAGATGTACAAGTAGGTTCCGCAGTACGGGGCCAGGACCATCTGTTTCAGCATTTGGTTGAGCCAAAAGATGTCCTTTCCTGAGCGGCGGTGCCACACGGTGATCGCGCGCGTGGCGCCGTTGTCCATGGCCTGCGCGGCGCGGGCTTGGTAACTGCGCATCGCGAAGCCGTAGGGGATCGTGATTTTTCCAGGGGCCGTATCGGGCTGGCGGATACTGTCACTGGCCGTGTGTCTAGGCATCGTTCGTCGGTGTGACGGGAATCGTGATGATGACGCGCGCCGTCTGCCAGTCGTCGTCTGTTTTCATTTCAGCGGTGGGTTCGCCAATCGTCATGGTGCGTGGGCCGTACAGGTGCGTCGCCCACTCTCTGGCCACCTTTTTCATTTCTTCCACCGCGAGATTAGGCATTGGGGGGCTTCGGCGGGGGTTGCGCGAGCACTGGAGGCGGCAACGCGGCACTGAGTGCGTCGCCCAGGTTCTTCGCCGCCGCGACGATGCCGCCGACCACGGCCACCATGATGACGAGCTTTGTTGGCGTGCCCTTCGCTTCGATCGCACTCGCCGTGAACGCGATCCCAGCGGCCGTCAAGGCGTCGGTGAGAATTTTGATGCTGATGAAGATGATTCGCACGTAGATCGTGCGCGTCTGGTCCGGGCTCAGTCCTGCGGTGATTTTCTCAAGCATTGATGCGTACCGCCGTCTTGGTTCCGTCAGGCGCGAGCGTCACGACTTCCACCGTGATTTCTCCTGTGGGCTTCAACTGCTCTTGTGGAGCGCGGACGCCAGGCACCATGGCGAAGATGGCGTCCGCCGCGGCGAGCCGAGTGCGATGATCTTTCGTGACGCGGCGGTCGGTGACCACGCCTTCGTGGGCGAAGTACTGCACTTTGCGGGCTTGCATGGCGTCGCGCACGGCTTGCAACGCGCCCACCGCGTCGGCGCGCTTGAACCCCATCGCGACGAGGGCGGCACGCGTCGCCAGTTCTTGGGAGAATCTGCGACGGGCTTTGTAGCGTAGTTCGCCCGTGGCGGTTTTCTCTTGCTGCATGAGATCCGTGATGTGTTTCGCGTCTTCAAACATTGTCCACACACACGAAGACCGTGGCGCGTTTGATTGGGTCGTACCAGGTCTGTACGGTTTTGTTGGGCGCGAGCCTGTGTTCGCGCAGGAATTCGTCGAGACGTGTGGGCGTCATGATCTTCAATTCGTGATCGGGCAACTCGACACGAATTACGTGCGCCATCGGGGGAGACTATAGCACGGATTGAGGATTTCGGGAATTTTGTACCGTGACTGGGACTCATCCCTCGACCCCCCGGCACCAGGTCCCCTTAAGCCCCCCCGCCCCCCTCTTCATGGCCCGAGATCCGGGAAGATTTGACCGGATCACTCAACACGTGATGAGATCAGCCAACCTAACATAATAACGTATTATCAGACACTAGGCCGAATAGCGCAATGATACCAATAGCTTAGCTCGTGACGCGTTGCACGGAATGCCCGTCACGCGACCCTGGGCGAAGTGTAGTCGAGCCCAGAACTGGCGATCCGCTGTGCGGGCCGTAGAGCGTCAAGGCGCGATGTTGACGGCCCGGGACGAGGGATTGGGCTCGCTCGACCCTCAAGTCACGACCTTGGCCTCGCTCCGAGCGCTTGTGAGGCATGACGGGCAACCCGAGTCGCGCGTTCCAGCTTCCAGGCCATCTGGCCCAAGTGAGACATCCGTGTCACACTTAACTGTGGCGTTTTGCCACAGTGATAGCACAACGGGTTGACATCGACCACGACCACGACACGCTATCTCCAGACATTCCAATCGTTTAAGCGGGTGAAAACGGGATAACGGGTTATCCTTCTCTTCTCTTAAAAGCAAAGAAGAATATAAAAGAGAGAAGAAGAGAATAGAGAGAGAAATAAAAGAGAGAATAGAAGAAATATAGAAGAAGTTCAGACCAATTAAAAACCCGATTTGACCCGCTATTGTAGTCTAGGCTAACTCACTTTCAGCCAATAACCGCGACAGCTTGCAATTCACATCATCCCGCTATTGACACATCGTCACTCTTCGTATACAGTTTCTCAAAAACAGGAGAAAACCTCATGGAACAGCCAAAGATTGGAAGCCCAGAGTTCTTCAAGCTGGCTCAAGAGACCTTTCGCCCGGCTTATGGAGCAATGCCAAAGGGACCTGGACGGCCCAAGAAGCCACGTAATACGATCGACAATGAGTCATGGACCAAGCCGCGCGCCAAGCTTGGCCGTCCCCCTGAACATGATCGGCCTCGAACCAAGATAGTCTCCCTGGTCTCTACGGATCTCTATGAACGGGTCAAGCAGCATGCAGCCATGGAAGGGCGCTCCCTGTCTAATCTTGTGGCCCGAGTGCTCTTCGACGCGTTCCCTGAAATCCATGTTGACACTCAACCCTAATCCATGGTAGACCCGCATGGATATGGGCCCCGAGCCCCACTTGACAACGCCCAAGTCTTGTGGTAGATCCCCCTGGCCAGTCAATCCCCGGCAAGCTACAATTTTTGGAGCTTCCAGAAATTTCCTCAACAAAATCGAGTACTTGCCTGGCATCCTCCAAATTTTGGAGCCTCCAATTTTCGTAGCCAATGAAATCAAGCACTTACACGTTTTCCAACAAATTTTGTAGCTACGCATCGCGTTATAACAAGCGTATCGAACGCTACAACGTCGTTTTCAAGCCTGGCACACTACGTGTATTCAAAACGCAGCATGCAACGCAAAGCCACCCACAGAGAGGAACTTCTAACCCACACACAGAGAGGAGTCAATCATGACCACGTATGATGTGTATTGGAGCCCGGAAGGGCGCATCATTGCCCGAGTAGTGGCACGGAACGCACGTGAAGCCATCCGGAAAGCGCCCATGCCCTACCGGAAATACCTGGGCGAGTTATACGCTGTCCCCGTGGCGGTGTGACATGCGCTGGTACTACGGCCCCGGCACGCAACAAGACATCTTGCACGTATTCAAGAGCACATTTGAACCCACAGAGCGGTCACATGGCCATTGGATCAGATATGCAATCGGCCCCTGGAATACGAGACAGCGCGCCATTGACGAGGCGCACGGCTCACAGGGGCATCCCGGTTACCGCGTCTTCGTCAAGCTGCGCGGTCCCTACTCCAAAGAAGTCTAGAGAGGAATCCATCATGAGAGCGTCCAAAGTCACCCGCGAAACACTCCAGAGCGCAGCAACCGAGGTAGGCGTGCGGCTGGAGTGCGACGCCATCGGCCGTCAATTCCGCGTGAAGCTGTATCCCGAGACAAGAGACGAGATGTACAAGCCAGCATGCAAGCGCTGCCGTGAGTGTTTCGCTTCTCGTCAATGCCGCTGTGGACAAGGTTCCTGTACGTGTGGCGCGCGGCAATGCCGCTGTCGCCGTTACACAGACGAGCGCGGCGACGCCAAGTACCAGCGCCAAAGCGCCAGCATGTATGGCAACGACAGGCGTGTGCATGCGGTGTGCTGGCACGGATTCCGGGACTTTTTCCGCGCGGTGTATCGCCAAGAACCCAACGCCAAGTTTGTTACGGCGATGGACACCTGGAAAAACTCCGAGGATTTTGAAGAACGCTTCCGAGAGACGGGATTTAAGAATATCGGTTCGATGATGTGCCCCGTGGCCGCCGCTGAGGCATGCCGGTGCCCGGACAGTGGCCGCGTGGACAATCCCGAGCGCATCTCGTCATTCGACACCTACGGCGCAGACGAAGCCGACGGCGCGGCATGCCGGGCCATGGCCAACGCCTTGCGAGCGAGGTAACCCGCGAAACGGGCCAAGTCACCGGCCCGTCGCTCCGTAGCGCCCCGAGTCGGAGCCTGACGAGCATGGGGCCAAGAGAGGAATCAATCATGAGCGTTAAAATGCGGCAGCACGTAGAGAGAGACATCGCCCTGGCCGCGATCACCGGATGCCTGTCTAAGGGTTACAATCTCACGGTAGACAACGGAGAGGAACGCGTATTGTTAAATAGCAGAGACAAGCGCGCGATCCTGGCCGCGATGTTCACCACAGACGAAGAACACCTACTCGTCAACTACAATCCAGTTACGAACAAGAGCGAAGGATGGATTTTCTTCGTCTACGGAAACGACGGATGGGACGTGATAAGCGACTATACAACTAACCTAGAATCCGCCTTATCTGCCGCACAAAAGCGTGCGGACTATTGGGAGAAATAGTCATGAGTCGAGTCCAGCAACTCAGAGCGCAGGGCTTCGACGAGTCCTACAACATCCCCTTCGAGCGCGCGTGGAAAGTCCGATGCTCGCAATGTGAGGCCTGTACCGTCAACGGCATCCCGTGTCACGAGCGCGGGTGCCCCAACCAAGTGCGAGACGAGGATGAGTCATGAAAAAGAGACCCAAGAAGTTTCTAGGAGTATGCGCGAGTTGTCTGAAACTTGTCCCAATAAGGGAAACAATGA